CATTTCTTTATTTATGTTTAACATTGATTATTTTAATGTAAACATAATGAATTGTAAACGATTTGTCAACAATTATTTTTATAATATAAACGATAGACACCATAAAATTATATAAAGTAAACACTTATGAGCGTAAAAAATTTTACAAAAGATGATATTTTGCGGGCTATTTATGCTAAATATGGGACACTCGAAGAATTAGCTATTAAATTAAATACTTCTAAACAAAATATTTCAGCAAAACTTAAACGACGGTCGCCAAAATTTTTGAGTGAATTGAGAACAGCCGGGATTATTGTTTACGGTGATGATCAACAAAAAAATATTGTAAGCGAAACACTTGTTACTTATCAAGCAAACAGAATTATGGATCTTGAAAAAGAAGTTGAGAAATTGAAAGAAGAAAATGTTAAATTGCGTGTAGGGTCTGTATCTCTTATTAAAAATAAAGGGAATAAAATAAAATGAACTCAACACTAATTGCAATACTTGCCATACTGGTTGTAGTAATTTTGATCAGCCGTGATATTGCGCTGTGGTACTTCAAAATAAATTTCAGAGCAAAACAAAATGATGAGATTATAAAACTGCTAACAGAAATAAAAGATGGCAAGCGTTGAATCATACAAAGGATATTTATATTTAAAATTTTACGATTCATATAAACGGTACACGCGGCGCAAGTCGCTTCATTTAAAAGATACTCAAGCAAACCGCCGCCTTGCACAAAGAGAAGCAAAAAATTTTCATCCCGATTTTGTACCGGCAGATTTTATAAAGCCCGGCGATCTTCCACTTATACTTACTCAAGGTAAGAATCAGTTCACGTTGTACCGCAATTTCCGTCCGCAGACAAAAATAATTTACGGATACGCGGTTAGTCATTTAGTAACTGCCTCCAGTGATAAAGTCATCCGCAATTTTACCCATAAGGATTACATACAATTGCTTTCGCATTTCCGTAAAGAAAAACTTTCGCAGAACTCACAAAGCATTTACACACGGGCGCTTCATTCGATGTTCAATTATTTTGTTAAGCAAGGAATGATTAAAGAAAATATTATCGATAGAATTGCTTATGTCGAAAAAGTTTCCCGCCCAATACCGATTGAAGATCTGCGGAAGATATACGCCATACTCGAATCCAAGGTTGAATATTACCATCAGTACGCACTCATCTATTTACTTGCAAACACCGGCATCCGGATAAGCACTGCTATTGCGCTCAACTGGGAGGATATCGATTGGCAAAATAAGCTTATCATTTTCCGTAATGTAAAAGTACGAGGCACCGAGTATGCCATTCCGTTGGTCCCGAGGTTTGAAGCCGTCTTTACCAAACTAGGGATAAAACAAAAGGGCAAGGTATTCCCCTATTCGCACAAGGACAGCATACGGTTCCTCCGGCGCGCTCAGCAGACCTTAAAGCTTGAGAAGATACACAGCATACACAAATTAAAGCACACATTTATCAATGAGATGGTAAAGAAGGGAATATCATTAGATGTACTATCCGAAATAACCAACACATCTCTACGCACGCTACGCAAACATTACATGCATCTGGACCGTAAGTTTATTGCAGATCAGCTAGAAAGGAATGAGGTAGCGTAATGTCATTCTGAGCTTGTCGAAGAACAATATCGAGTCAAAAGTCGAGTCAACGCCAAAAATGATAAATGCAATAGGTAAAAATGAAAACTCCGTAACCTTTTACATTTACGGAGTTTATGATTGCGGGGCCGACGAGACTCGAACTCGCGACCTCCTGCGTGACAGTTATATTTTTTCTGCTATTCTTTTTATTTTTACAAATATTTCAATTTTTCTTTGCACTAAATTACACTATTCCTAAACAAATTCAAGTAAATTTTCGAGTCAATTATTTAATTTCTTGTGCTCTATCTCTAGTGAATTGTTTCTTTAAGCGAACAAAATTTTATTTCTTGAATTTCTCTAATGCCGGTATTTCATATCTATAACCGGATTTTAGGCGTTTATTATAAATTATCAATTCATTTGTATTCTTAATTTTATAGATAATATAGTCCGTATCTGCTTCTCCATAATACTTGCCATCAAGGAATATTGCATTCTTACCTTGTGCATATAAATTAGGAAACAAACTAATCTCTGTCAAAGGTTCTAAGGTTTTAACTTTAACTTTATCGCTATTGAAATAATCAAATGCAACATAGACTATTGAACCGCAAATTAATAATATAGCAATAATAGTTTTCTTTGTGTGGTTTTTTAAAAAGTACAATAAGCCCGAAAATATCATAACCATAGCTTCATCTACGTTCTCTGTTTGTTGTATCGTATAAGTTCCCATTTTATTCAAACACTTTATCTTCTACTCTCGTTAATCTTGAATCAAGACCACTAATTTGAACTTCTATTTTTTCAATATCACCCTCAAGTTTTGTGATTGCAATTTTAACGCCCATATAAGCACCAAATCCAGAGGCAGCTATGGTAACAATTGATACTGTTAATTGGAATAATTGGAATGTTTCCATAGTTTACCTATCAACATTATTAGGATTAGTAAATTTAAGTTTGTTAGAACATTTGAAATTATTGCTGGATAGGAAATATTAGTACTTCCCCACCAGGCCATTAAAAATTTTTCATCTATTAAATAACCGATTAAAGCAATTACATTTATTGTAATTATACAAATGCTAATTATTATTATCTTCCACATATATTCATATTTGAATTAATAACCTAAAAATTATTGCACTGATTAAAAACATTAACTTATTTAACGGTGTTCCTAATTGTTCAATTCCAGATGTTGTGCCTGGTGATCGATGAAACCAATCATTTCCATTTTTCGTATTATAAATTCCGTCTCTTACAATCCATCTAATTGCGCTTGTTAGAATAATATCCGAGACACCAACTAATAAATCTTCGTTCTCAAAAGTATCATATCCTATCGCTATACCAGTTCCCAAAGCTAATCCAGAATCAAAAAATTCTAATGTGTGCCATGTTCTACTATCTGATTTATTATTAAATACTCTATCTTTCATTCGGTAAAATTCAGAACTACCAGAAACTGCACTCCAAGACAAACCAGTTATTATAATCCAAATCATTTTATTGTCCCAATTGCGAAATCATTTGCCACTGGGTGCCGTCAAAAATTGCAACCACAATTTGTCCAACCTCTATATCACCACTTATAAGTTCTTGATCGTGCTTTTTAAATAAGTCTTTTTGTGCAAGTGCATTAATAAGAATATTGCAAGCTCCAGTATTTGCGGTGGCAGCTATCCAACTAACCTGAGTGCCCGCTACAATTGTGGTATAACTTGCTAAACCAGATATAACTAAATCATAAATATCTGGTTGGGCTGCTGTACTTGTATCGGTTGCAAAATTAAAAGCTCCATCTACATTAAGTTTATTATTAGGTGTGATATTCCCGATGCCGAAATTGCCTGTATTAATAAAAGAATTACTTCCCCCATTAAAAGTAATTTTATTCACATTATTAGCATCATAAACGTCAAACCTACCAGCACCGCCTGTTGCAGATTGCTCAAGTGTTAGTAGGTATTGGTTATCACTACTTGTGATTTGAAAAGGAAAAACATTTCCTGTTGGAGATTTTATGTGTAAATTGCTTTGGGGACTCGTCAGCCCGATACCTACCCGTCCAGTTGCATCTACATAAATTGCAGAATCTGGATCGCCATCGGAAGCGTCCATAAAGTTTTTATAGGCATATCTGGAATTAGAAAACGTTCTGAATGAAGCTGTATCTGCATCATCAAGCTTCCCATCCAACTCCCATTGTTTTGCAATAGAAGTGGTCGTATCTGAATATGGAATTTTACCCGCTACTTGTCCGAGAATTGTGTTTACGTCTGTTGTATGATAGTTTAGCGTTGAATCTTGAGCCAATGTCCAAGTTGTCAGCCCTAAAAACATAAGCAAAATAAGTTTGTTTAACATCTTCGTACTCCTTAAAGTTATAAGTCCAATATTGATTAAAAACTAAAATGTAATTCCCCCCAGCATCTTTTATTCGGTCATAATCTACATCTCTTAAATATTGATAACCGAGTGGCAAGCCATCAAAAAATTCTGTGAATTTCCAAAAGTTTGACTGTGCATTTGCGATCTGCATCGCAACAAATAAAAATATAAATATTAATTTTTTCATTATTCTATCCCAATATTAATTTCTGAACCTTTATAAGCATCGTTTGTGTACTTATTTATTAGATAAATGCCCTGTCCATCTGTCGCTGTTACTGTTGCAGATAACGCTAATTTATTTGTGGTTGTATTAACTCCAAGTATCTTAACTCTAAACGTATCTACTTTAATACTGTCTCCATCTAACCAATTCCATCCATCAAAGAAAACTCTTGCATCAACCACCGTAAGTGTATCATTAGTCTGAGTTCCACTTACATAAGTATGCGGTCTGCCGGCATCTATTAAAGGTGCTTTGCCGTTATACTTAACTAAAACAGAGTCATATAAATCGCCCCGTGATGTTTCTGGAACCCAATAAATGTAATTAAGAACAGAATCATCTGGTGCATCAAATGTCGAATATGCTAAATAGCTATCAATGTTATTTTGAAATATGTGTCCAGTAAAATCTGTTGTATTTGTAGTTCTTATAATTAATGGACTGATACTATATAAATTATTTCCATCCGAACCAAAATAATTATACTCTTCAACATTACCTGAAGGATTATAAGTAGTGTTCCAGTCCCAAACCAGCATCTGTACTGAATCTGCATTAACACCAGTGAATCTAACCCAGCTTGTATCTCCACCTCTTGTAACTGCATTATTAAAAATATAATTATTTGCCAATTGGTTATCACCATCATCCAAGTTCGTTGTTAACGTAAATGTTTCGTAAGGATAATCAAAAACATTGTTATAAACTCTTACATCATGTGAGGGTGAATTTAACCGAGCACCACCTGGATTATCCCATTTCCTTCTTGGTACACCCATTCTTTTTACAACGTTATATCGGTAAATAGAATTATAAGAGTCCATTCCAAAAGCACCAATTTCGCCATTATATAATGTAGGATTGTTCGTCCCTCGCTGTCCATTCCCGCTTCTTTCAAAAAAGTTATACTCAACTACAAAATCATATTCTAAACTGCCATCTTCGAGAAGATATAATCCATGATGATATGTATTATAAACCCTATTCCCACGAATCACTATATGATGACTACCTTTACCAAATCCAAGTAACGAATGTGGAAAATCTCTAAAATAATTGTTCTCAAATAAAATATAGCTTGACTTGATAAAATTGAACATATCATTTGCTACATTAACTTGAGGAAATCCGCCAATAAAAATACTGTTCTTAACTGTTAAATAAAGATTATAAGTATAATCACCATAAAATACTCCAGTGCCATCTAAAGCCAAGTGATCTTCTGCCGTAGAGTAATGATGACAGTAGATATTATCAAATGTTAAATTTGACCCGCCTTTTACGGATACCCATCTTCTACCAATTATTTCTAAGTTACTAACAGCAACACCGCTTTTAGAAGCCGCACTTATAACAAAATCATTTGTTGTTAAACTTGGAAGTTGTAATTTTGCTCTGCCTGTACCATAGGAGGTATAAACCGCATTATTCTGTGCAACTAATTGTGTATCATTATAAGTATAGGGCGCTAAGAATGCGACCGTATCACCAGCAATTAAACTTAAAGCATTAACCTCTGCTGTCGTACTTAATGTATCACCTCCACCCCACGGACTCACATAGTAATCAGCACTTCCTGAAGGCGGTAATGTCTCACCATAAATATATAAAGTATCTCCGCTTTGACACCATTTTTTAACCGCATCAACTAAACTCTTATCAACTACTTCTATGCCTATTTCATTCCCAAAATATAAAGAGATTACTTCATCTGTTTGGGATTTCCAGTAATAAGTATTTGAAGCCACACCACTTGAATACACTAAGAACTCTGCTCTTTTGGCTGGAGTATTATTACTATATGCTGACCTTACTGCTCCATTATCACTTACGTTATTCAGTAAGAAAAAAACAATATTTTGACTCCCAGCATAAGCATAGCTTGTAAACAGCTCATTAGCTATAGATGTAATGGTTAAAGTATCTGTGGCATCGGTAGTCCAAGTTCGCATATCATAATCATAATAAGCTGTTGTTGCATTAGTCTTTCGATAATCAAAAGAATATCTTGTCGAAATTGTATCTGGGGAAGCGGTATCCTCACCAATTATTTTTATCTTGCACGTATTACCAGATTGATTTTGGTCGGCAGTAAACCTTAATTTAGCACTATCAGTAGATGACGGTTCTGTTATATTCCTAAATCTAAATGCTGCTGAACAAACGAAACCATCTACTTGTCCCATTAAAAGATTATCGTAACTTGGATAAAATCCACTTCCAGTTCCATATCTGTAAACATCATCATAATCATCAGTAGGATAATAGATGTCAGTAACAGTTCCTCCCGCAGCACCAGCAACATAAGTATATTCAGTAAGTAATTCAGAATAGAAAACTGCATTAAGAACTAATCCGCAAGTCTTAGTAATTACAAAAGGATTATCGAATGTTCCAGTTGTAAATATTGTATCAGTAGTTGCATTAACTAATGCTTGCCCAGCATCAAAAGTTTGTTTAGCTAAAACACTCGTTAAACCAGAATAAGAATCATTTCCGTTTTGTGCATCAACATAAATATTAGTTGAGGTATCAACCGCTACATTCGCTGGATTCCAAAACCCAACTCCAGTTTGCTGAGAATAAATTAAACCGCTAAAGAATAATATATTAATAAAAACTTTGTACATAAGTTCCATAGTATATTGAACCAACTTTTTCAATAGTAATTAAATCAGTCTTAGCCCCTAAAGTAATTGTAGGTGCTGTATTATCCTTCCACGTTATCGAAGGTGAGGTGAAAGCAAGTGTATAATTACTTGCTGTATTAGTCACCCAAATATTTATTATCTGACCAGACACCATGTCTGAGATTGTTAAACCAGCATTCTCACTTAAAGTAACGTAAAACGTATTTGAACTATCACAATCTGCTATTAAACTATTGCCACCATAAAGATAAATGGGAGCGGCAAACAATTGGACGGTTTTTAATGGCAGTGATATTGTTTCGTTTTGTGCTAACCCACAAAACGAAAATAGAATTATAAATAATATTACCTGTTTCATTAATCTGTCCTCCAATAAGGTACGTTTCTGCTTGTACGCTCAACTTTTATATCGTGTTTGGTGTAAGTGTTTGCGCTTATTAATTTTAGTACACCTACATTTCCGGTTGTCCTCCATATTAATGTTGGTTTGTAAGTTGCGGGATCAGTGTTTGGACTTGAGCTGCCCATGCTTACTATCGAAAAACTTGGAGTGGAAGATGTATTGCTGGCTATTGCAATAAATTCATAATTCGCAATTTCTTTGCCCACATCTGAAGTTGTGGTAATTTTTATTATATGACTAACCAAATCGCCATCTGCATCTACTTCAACTGAATCAATTATCGTAGTAGAATCGCCAACATATCTTGCTTTTAATAATTTAACCCAAGTACCATCATAAGCATCATTCATCTCGGCAATTAAGCGACCATTGTATGTATTGCCTCTGGTTACTTGGCGGATATTATTGCTGCTTACATAATAAGGATAAGTAAACGTTCCGTAAATATGGTTATTGTTAAGACTTGTAATGTGTGCATACAAAGTATCTGCAAAGTGATCGAGTGTATCTGCGCCTGGATTTGTAAATGATAATTTTATTCCATTTATACCAGTTCCATAAATTTTGTTGTTTTGAATAGTCACAAACTTTGGAGGGACAATACCAGCAGTAAAATAAATCACACCATCCTGCTCACCACTAAATAAATCCGTAGTAACATTAGGATTCATAATCACATTATTTATAATATCAACCGATGCCGTTTGTGGATTAGTTTTTTCTGAAGAAGCATTAAAATAAAATATCGGTGAACGCGAACCTCTCGCATTTAAGGTATCAAGAATGTTTCCATCAACTATCCAACTTCCGCTTGATTCGTAAGGATAGCCAATACTCTCTTGATAATCGCCCAAAAGAATTGCCTGCCAATATAAGCTGCTGTCTAATGGATTTCTGCCCTGTACTGTTTTATACCAAGACTGATCGCCAATTATTTCTTCAAGCCAAAGAGAATCTTGAGTAATAGTATTGTGTGCTATTATTCTATTATAAACTCTCTTTTCAAAACCAGTATCCCCCGATTCATTTACGCAGCTTATTCCACTATAACCAAAACCATTAATTTTATTATTGGAAATTGTAGCATCTTCTCCACCATGTGTATCTATCCCATCTCTTGAATTACGAATAAGAGTGTTTCCATCAATAGTAATGTTCTTATTGTCTCTGGTAATACTATTGTAAGTGTATCTGCCCATAAATGAAACTCCATACCCACTATCTGCTCCAGTCTGCAAATTATAACCGGCATAAGATAAATTATTATCTCGAACCGTTGTTTCGCTTGAACCGCTTATTAAAAGATTTGCATAAGTGCAGCTATCCATTGTGGTTTTTGTTACCACCAATTTATCAGAATTAACAACTCTTACACCAGCATACTTGCCTCCTCTTACTGTTATATCTTCTATCTTCACTTCAGATACATCTCTAATAGCTATTACACTTTGGAAAGCATTTGTGGTTGACATGTTCCCCGAAATCTCCCCACTTCCACTTATTGTTAAACGCTTGCCATTGTAAAATGTTATTTCACCAACCGGATTATAATAATCAGTTGTAGGCGCAACTATGGTAGATGTTATCTTTGCACCTTTCGCTAAAATTAAATCAACCTCCCCGGCATTCATATTTATTTTAAGACTATCGGAAATTGCATAGTTTTGCTGCCATAAAACTTTCCTTGTACCAGCAGAGTCAATGGATTTTTGGAGATAAACAGTAGCATCGCCGCTTACATATCCATATTCCTCCGGTGTTGACCAATCGCCGTATTGCAGCACGGTTACGTTTTGTTCAATAGCATCTATAAGCGCTCTTATAGTTACTAATGAATCGCCTATCAAGTAACTAACGCCAATAGAATCAGCTTGACCTTGACTCGCCAAAATACCTAGCAGCCGCATTAAGGTTAATTTTCTATCATGATTGTTTTGCTGTAAATAAAATAATTCGGTACCGGATAAAGTATCGGCAGTAGTCATTTGATCAACGCGCTGTGGAAAAAGCGAGGCGGTGAATAGCATTAGCATTAGTATCAAACCCACCCCTCGCCCCTCCCAAGAGGGGAAGCATCCCTTTTTTACTTTTATCTTTTTACTTTTATCTTTTATCATTGCAGTACCCTAATTACTTTCAAACCAAATTTATTAACCACTCCAAATTGATTAACTTTTGGAGTTTTTTTAATTATACGATAGCGATGCGCTGCACTATTACCGTAAGTATCTTGCACTTTAGCAGTTGTTACATCAATCAGATCTCCGGTTTGCCGTGCACCGTCTTTTAATTCAACATCAAAATTTAAGATGCGCTGTGCATCCCGCGTTCTGTTTTTACGTAATACCAATAATGCAGTTACGTAGGTAACCAGCTCTGCTTCGGTATTGCCGAGCACATTAAGCCAAGTTGAATATTGCGTATCTGCAATTTCATCGTTATACTCATTGGCACTTTCAGCAACGGCATCTATTGATTGTACTGCCCGGTTGTACGATTCTTTATCGTCAATGCTTTTTTCGGGATCATATCTATTGTAATATTGCCACCATTGAGTATAGCGGCTGCTTTCATTTTCATCAACACTTAACGATCCGAAAATAATATTAGCTTCATCCGTTAAAGCGGGCACTGTTCCTACTTCGCTGTGCTTTAGTATTTTAATTTTACCATCCTCACCCACCCAGCTCATGCAATCCAATGCGTTCACCAGATCGAAATAAATTTTGTTAAGATTAATTTCTTTTGCAATCGGGATGGTAGAAAAATCAATATCAGTCCACGCAGATTCGTAAGTAGTAAATTTGGTATCAATGTATGAAGCACTTATACCGGCTAAGGTAAGCATTGCTTTAAGTAATGTGAACGGATTTTGAGGTGATTTAAAAAGTAAAGCATATACAATCGTATTTTCATCATGCCAATCTGATTTCGAATTAAACTGAGCGTGACTGCAATTATCAAAACGATAATAAGAGGATTCGGTAATTATTTGTTCATAATAAATTATTTCCTTATCGATTTTAATGTAACCGGGTTGATCAAATAAAGATAAATCTGTAGAAAGAGCTATTTTTAAATTCAATGTAACATTTCTTGCTTGCTCGGTCCAGTTAGCAATATTAGATGGATCAGTACCTTCAAATAAAAATAATCTTATTGCTAAATCAGCGGGTGTTTGTGGATCATTAGGTAAACTATAGAATGCACTCGCTTGAGTACCATAGTTTTGTGTGTTGCTATATTGCCAGCTTCCGGCAGCAGTACGAATATAAAATTTATAATAACTCGCTCCGGTAATATCCGTATAAGTTACATTGATATTCCCATCGCCACCCGCTAAAACTACTTGCGATTCTTCCGGGTGTTTTGCAAAAGGTCTATTATTAGAATCAAAAGCAACAAAGCTTACATAATAAGTTCCGCCCACAAGGGTTCCTCCCATACCATTATCGGCAGTTATTACTACATTAGTTATTTGTAAAAAATCTTGACGTATAGCATAATCACCATCCAAAGCATCGGTTGAAAGCATTGATTCTTGACTTTGACATTCCCATGTTTTATATAAATCTTCATAAAGTACCGCATCAGTTTTAAGCGGATAGTCAATTTTCGAAAGTTCTTTCATTAAATCCACCGCTTCAATTTGCATTATGCCATTGTTAAGGATAATGTTGTCTATGGGACCAATAAATTTTAGCTGAAAATCGCCCTCTACAAGTCCTTCATAGCCTTCGTAAAGCTTGATCATTCTACCTTTATAGTTGCTGTTGCGTGCAATCAATTTTTTCCAATAGCTGCCTTGCACTGAGGTTCTGCCGGTTACGTAAGGATCTATTCCAAAGTCGTTATCATTTTCATCAAACAAATCCACCTTAAGCCGCTTAACAACGGTGTCTTTTTCTTTTATTTCTGTTGGCAGTTCGTTATAGCTTTTAATATATGGACGGCAGCCATAGTAATTTTTAATCACGCGCAAAGGCAGCGCCGCATTAATATATTTATACTGCTTTGTTGTCTTTGTAAAATTTGATTTGTCCTGACAAGTGGGAAAAGTGTTAAAGCATTTAGTAGCCGCGGGTCCGCTTGCAGTGCATGGCGCAACTCCATAAGTATTGCCGCAGTAATCTAATTCGATCACTAGTAGATCTATTTTTGTACGGACAATTGCGGCTTGTTTGCTATCGTAGCTCATGGTTCGACAAGCTCACCATGACATTGTGTTTTCTTAATCTTCATCTTCATCTTACTCGCTTATTCCGGTCATTTGTAATTGCAGTTCATCCGCGTAGCTTAATTTGCTGAGCGGTTCTTGATACACCATATCGGTATTTACACGCACGTAAAAAATATCATCCGGGCGGTTAGTTAAATCCCACACGTAAACAAAAGGATAAATAAACTTTGCATGACTGTCCCAAAACTGTTCGAATGTTCCTTCGGTCCATTGCCGTAATAAATTACTCCATTTATGATTTATCTGAATACCATTGTAAGCAAGCACCGTCCCGAGGAGATGACCTTCTTGAGATATTTCGCTGGCAAGCTTCATGCTTTCTTGCTTTGGTATTACTTGATTATCCGGCGGCCAAGGAAACTGCAGCTTTTTACCAAGCATTAAAATTCCAATTTCGGCTGCTGCAGTTGCACCGGTTATTTTAATGCGCCAGTATTGTGATACTATGATATCGGTTAAGTTAAATATTACAAACTGCGCTTTATTAGTTGCCGGCACAAAGGAATGAATGGTTGTATAACTAACACCGGCATCAAGCGAGTATTGTATTGTTATTGTAGCACCAATTGTTTTTAAATTATGGTTTAAAATAAATAGTGCATCGGGAGCAACACCGTCCTCAAGCTCTAAAAATCCGCCTTCGGTTTCGAGCCATCCACCTTCCGCAAGCTCTAGGTATGCTTGGTCGTTATCCACAAATGCATCAATATTCTGATCGGCCGAACTGCTTGCTTTCCATTTTGTGAAAGTCCGCCAATCAATAAGATTATCCTTGCTGTAACCGCTTGCTTCGCTTGTTACAGTAAGTGTGTTGTTGGCTAAATAGTTTTTGTATAAAATAATAGGGTTCATGGTTCGACATCTTTCGACAAGCTCAAGATGACACGCTTGCTTTTGTCATGCTGAGCTAGCCTGCCACTCATTAACTTGGCCGTGGCGGGGTCGAAGCATGACATTCATTATTTCATTATTTAATATAATCTGCATTTTTAGAATCACGAATACCGGTGTATTTATTTGGAATTTTATCCATTACACTTCGTACACCACCCGGAAGTTTTTCGGAATTATTTTGGTAATCGGATTTTACCATAAACAGCTTTACTGCAAAGCCAATAGGCAATGCAAGCTTAAAGAGCAATGTGTGTTCCGGTAATAGCTGCAATAATTCTGGAGTGAATGCAATGGCAGTAGTACCCAAGACTTGTCCTGTTGTTTTAAGCCACCACCAAAAAGTATTTTTTTGTGTTTCAGACATAGCTTTAATGGTCACACTGAGCTTGTCGAAGTGTGATGTGATGTTTCGACAAGCTCAACATGACATGATTATTTTAATGGTGATTTACCGGTGAAGTATGCAACTATCCATACACCAACTGCCATTATTAAATTCCAGATGTTAGGATCGTTGCTTACCAAATATTCGTTTACAAATGTTGCTAGTGCAAAGATAAATCCGGCTATGTTTGTAACCGCATTTTTGTACTTCAATAGAAAGTCAACGAATTTTTTTAATGTGTTTAGCATTGTGAACTCCTTTAGTTTAAGAATTATTTGTTTACGCTTTTCGTATTTAATTTTTAATTTTTCATTTTGAATTTTCAATTCTTCAGCAAGATTTGGTAAATCGCCAATCGGCTCATCAAATATTTTTTTATCCGGGTCGCCGGTAAAGTGCTTGTCAACAGTACCCACCCCTTCCGTTCCCCTCCCAAGAGGGGAAGCTGTACGGTTGTCATGCTGAGCAGTGAGCTTGTCGAACTGTCGAAGCATGTCAGTCTGAGCTTGTCGAAGACTCATAAGTTGCCTCTTTTTTTTTCATCCATTAATAAATAAATAAGCTGCGACATCTTGCGTAAGTAATCGGGGTCTGTTGCATATTTGTAAGGATGTTCATTCTGCACTGCATTTATAAACTGAACCGGATCGGTGTAAGTAAATGCTTTAGGCCATCTTTTTTTAAGAAGTGCGGCATGATCCTTAAAGCTATCCAAAGGTGAGGCATACTTTCTGAAGGTTTGTTTTATAGTAATTGTTTTATCACCTTCAAATTCATGTGTGGTTAAAACTTGTATTTCACCTTTCCAACTTTTACCCGCTTTAATACCAAAAAAATTATTACCGGGTGCATGCTGACCCCATCCACTTTCGAGCGCAGCTTGCGCCAGTGTAGCTAGTGCCGGCACACCGGTTTCTTTTTCGTTTTCTTCTGCGTAAGGCAGATAGTATTTGATGAATTCGTTTGGCTTCATACTTCGACACCTTTCGACAAGCTCTCCGAAAGGAGTCCTTTGGATAAGGTGACATTACGAATGTCATACTGAGCCTGTCGAAGTATGGCATTTAATTTTCTATCCATTACCAACTCCATCATTCCAAGCTTTTTCTAGAGCGGGTGCAAGCTCACGTGCAATGGCATCCTTATCCATCCCAACAAAGCCGTACACATTAACTACAATAGAGCGTGAGTTGTTAGTTACATTTTCATTTCGTATTGAAGAGGCAGAAGGCGGTGAGAGGGAACTCCCGCCAACTCCACCTCCACCCGATGAGCCTGGCTGCATCGAAGCGATTCTTGCTATGTTCGAAAGTCCAAAAGCAGTGGCAGCGGCGGCGGCGGCAATTGCAAGTCCGGGTCCTACAATAGGAATACCAACCATTGCTTTATACGCTTCCACTGCAGAAGTATAAGTAGCAATACCGGCTTGAGCTATTGCATAAGCTTTATAAATACCAAACATTGTTTTGTTGGTATTGCCGGAAAGCATTGCAAAGTTTTGAAGTGCCCCGCCGATGTTATCGTACATCTGCAAAGCGGCATCGGTTCTTAAAGCATAATTCATCAGCTCGGATTCGGTTAGCTCAGCACTTAATGCAATTTGCGAATCATGTAAAAACTTTATTTGCTCCATCGAGAAGCCGCCGGGAATAGGCGCTGCTTGCTCTAATGGTTTTGCTTCATTAAGCTTATAAATTGTAAAAAGCTGAGTAAGCAGATAATCATTTATGGTTGATAATGCACCGGGAATTCTATCGTACTTGGCATGGTACTCTTCCGCTTGGGCAATAAGCCGCATTAGTTTTTCTTGCTGCGGATCTAAGCCAAGGGTGTTAATATCAAGCCGGAGTTTTTGGCCTATATTTTCCCATTGATCGGCAAGTTTATTAACTTTATCATTTGTTACTGGTAAAACTGTATTATTAAATATTCCTTGTGCATTAACAATTTTTTCTAATTCACTTCTAGAATCTTGTAATGGTTTTAAAGTTCCCTCTAACGCAACCTTATATGTGGTGGCATCAATATATCCTTGCCTCAATAATTTATTTTGGAACTCCTGATCATTTATCATACTGCCCTTACCAAAATTCAAACCCGGAGCTATTTTCTTATATAATTCAATTATTTTAGGAATATTTTCGCCAAGATTCATTCCTTGAATAGAGGTAGAAATATCATTTAATATTTCCAACAAGGGAGGTAAAACTTGAATAGCCAATCCCTCAGCAGTAGATTTAAGAGTAGTTAAACTATCATTAAATTTTTCAGCACTTGCAGCCGTGCGTTCATCTATTTCTATCCCTAATCTTCTTGCCTCTTCTTGTAATTTATTAATCCCTTCAGCACCTTGATTTAAAAACGGAATCAATTCGGCTCCAGCTCTACCAAATATTGACATGGCTGTTGCAGTCTTTAATGTACCATCCCTCATCTTCGAAAATTTTTCAGCAATATCTATTAATATTTTATCCGAAGCTTTTAATCTACCAGTTGAATCCACCACCGAAATACCCAGAATATCAAACGCCTTTTTAGCTGTTTGTCCAGCACCTTGAGAAACTTCAAACATGTTTCTAGATAAGCGAGCTATACCTGTTTGTAATTCTTGAAACGAAACATCGGCAAGGTCTGCAGCATATTTTAAAGTTGACAATGCCTCGGTTGATATGCCGATTTTTTGAGCAGTCTTTCCAATTTCATCTGCAAAATCTATCTGACGTTTAATTGCGTAACCCATTGCAGTGCCAAAACCTATAATAGCAAGGGGACTGAAAGCAGTACTCAATAAGCTACCCATACCACCTAATTTGCCAGACAAACCACTTGTAACACGATCTAAATCAAGTACTTTTTTTTCAACACCGTTGATCGCTTTTACCGCGCCTTGGTTTTTGCCGTCTATTTCTATTTCAACTTTATTAGCCAAATGTTTTACCTTTTATTGTCATGGTGAGCTTGTCGAACCATGACGCCACACTTCGACAAGCTCAGTGTGACAACACCCTTAATGTTTGTGTTTAATTTGTTTGTATTGAAATTCATTCATAGCATCTTTGAAAGCACCGAGATATTGCCATTCTATAAGTGATAAGTCATCCATGTTAAAATGCATACCAGCTTTTTCTAGGTTGTAAATAAATATTGCAAACGTAAAGCGTGCATCGGGAATAAAATTTGTTTCATATTGTTTCTTAAGCAGTTCAATATATTCTTTCGGATACCCTACGGATTCGTATTCTTTTTGTTTTTCCGCGGTCCACCTATTTTCGAACTGTTCGAACTCTTGGTAAAAAAACTTTTTAAGTCACCTTTATCATTCTTAAGTACAAAGTTTGGTTCGGCAAAAATTGTACGTGCAAAGGTTATAAGAATATCGGCGGCAGTTTCTTTGAGTAATGACCGCCACCCGGCGTAATAGTTTTCATCTTCTTTATTGCTGGATATTTGCTTGCCGTCATAAACAAAACAATTTTCACCAAACCCAGTAATCTTTTCGAGCGCTAAGCTTATCTGCACCTCTTGTGCCTTTTCTGCATCGCGTGTTTCGGTGAGCGCTTGTAATACTAAACTGTTAAATTGTAAACGGTCCTTGGTTGTTGGTGTGCTATAGTAAATTAAAATTCGTGAACCGCTTGCATTATCGAAGATAAGCAGTTCGTTTTTTTCAGAAGTTTTAAGGTCTCTCATTTGTTCCCTCTCGGTTTTAAGTTATAATAATACTCCGCTCACATTTCGACAAGCTCAATGTAACACCACGCTTGTCAGTCTGAGCTTGCCTGCCACCCATTACTTTCGCCGTGGCAAGTCGAAGACTAATAATAGCCCGCGATAATTGTAAAAAGATCATTGGCACCGGCTGCATCGGTACCACCATCATTTGCATCAGTACCGTATTGTATTTTTATGTAACGTCTGAAAAAAAAGACTTCTTTAGGAGCCAATACATTATATTTACCCGCAACTACAATAATCTTAAGTTCTGTTGATATAGAACCGCTGCCGGAATTGAAGTAAACTTTTTCCCAAGTAACATTATCCGGCGAAGTCCAAAATGTAAGTGTATCATTAGCAAGTGTATCCGGTGTGCTGATAGCAAGGAGGTGCATACTTTTAAGATCAACACCGGCAGAAGCGGAATCACCTACTGCAATGGAGTCCGGGAGTTCTTGGAAAAATTGAGCGCGGGCGGGAACGGAGAGTAAGAGTAGGAGAAAAAGTAAGAATTTATATTTTTTCATTTGAGTTTCCTTTTTATTTTCGTCGTGAAAGGTGAAACGTGAATCGAAAGAAGTCTCACTTTTCATATTTTTACATTTCACGTTTTAAGTAAACGTTATTACAATTGCATTGTTACCGGCTGCAAGTGTTGGATTTATATTAAATGATAAATCCCATGTTAAAACATTTTCGCGGCTGCCGTATTTAGGAGCTTCGAGAGTTACACCGGTTACAGCTAATGTTACAATGTTGCCGGCTCCGCCGCTTACTGCAGCGGCAATATTTGCTTGTGTGATCGCATTGAAAAGAGTCCATGGATTCAAACCAGATAATGCAACCGTTTCGGGATTCATAGATCCTTTCGAATCTCTATCACTTACAAAGTAGCGTGCAATGCCGGATGTTGCATTTGCACTATCGCGTCTGCTTACAGTGTTCCCGATATCAAGCATAAGCTCTGTAATTACCAATGTCGCAACGCTGTTATAAGTAAAACCAGCTGCTTTGAAAATAAGAGGTGCAACAGTTGCATAAGTGGGATCCGGAAAAGCAACATTAGATATGTGTGCACTTGCATATATACCGGTGAATTCCCAATCCACTTTCATTATGTCCCGGGTTTTAAGCGATATTTTGAAAGTACCAACACAACCGGAAATTTTATGTACATTACCATCGGCCCAAAACCATAGTGTAACAGATTCACTTTCAAAAACTGAATTAGGTGTATAAGCTGCACTTGTAACTGCCACAAGCGCTTCGGTCATGTTGCAAGCTCTGAATAAGCATCCTTCTCTAGGAGCAGTACCGGCAGTACCACTGCCTTTAAGTTCGGTTGAGAAGTTTAGTTTTAATCCTGTACCCACTGCAATAGGAGCAATCTTACCAAAGTAAGCAAGGGGAATTGCTCTTTGCACCGGTTCGTTAATAACTTCAAAAGTCGGGTCGCCGGCAGTAACTAAAGCATTTGCAGCTTCGGTTGGTGTAGGATCTGTGCCATACTCGGTTTCGAGCTTTGCAAGTATTAAGTGTTTGTTAGCGCGTTCCATAATTTTTATCCTTTTTTATTGTCACATTGAGCTTGTCGAAATGTGACGTCATGCTTCGACAAGCTCAGCATGACACTTAAATTATTTTTTAATTTCTTCTTTATCTTCATCTTCGTTTTTATCTTCATCTTTATCTTCACTCTTCGACAAGCTCAGAGTGACATCATCATGCTGTCCAAAGGACTCCCGGAGAGCCTGACGAAGCATCATTGCTTCATCTTCAAGGTTAGGAATAAGCTTGCCATCTTTGCGGATTATGTAGGACCCACAAGGCATATTGTTCTGAATGTTTATGTCTAAATGATTGCTAATATTTGTTTCCATGTTTGTCCTTCTGAACCCCACCCCGTCCCTCCCCTTTATTAAAGGGGAGGGTGAGGGAGAGGTTTACCCTGTGCTCCACGCATTTTTACGATATTGCACTGTGATCGAGATTGTTAAGTCAGCAATTTTATTACCGAACTGATCTGTTTTGTTGCGCTGTGAACCGCGGTATTGTGTAGTAAATGCAGTTCCGCTCCAAGTAAGATCGGTATTTATTGATTTAAGTATATCAGCTTTCATTTTACGTATGTCCGCAACAGCAGCACCTTTAGCAATTACATCTATGTCAATATCAAGTCCAATATCATGCAGTGTACCGGCACTTTCAAGCTCTTCTAATAGTGTATCATTCGTTTCGCGTATGTTAATAATTTTTGTAAAGTCTTTATCGAAAGAAGCATTGCCCGGCATGTTATCTACAACTTTATCGAAGGTAGTGTAATAGGTGCTGCCACCGGCAACAATAGCAGCAAGCCGCGTTTTTATTGCCTCGATTATTGTGTGCTCTTTTATATCGGGTAGTGCCATTGTATCCTTTTATTATATGTCACACTGTCCAAAGGACTCCTTTCGGAGAGCTTGTCGAAGTGTGACACCATGTTTCGACAAGCTCAACATGACACTACGGCGAAGCATTTTCGCTTAAATATAAATATGTCATTCCAAGTCCATCGGGAATAATTTTAATTACATAATATGTAACAGTTTCAATCACAATAGTATCGCCTTGATCACCACCGGAAGCATCGGCATCTTTACACATAAAAACTGGATCGGTAGTTTCAATAACTCCGCCGGCAGTCATAATTTCCATACCCGGCTTAAAAAGTATACCGTTAAAATCTGTAGCCGACCACGATGGATTTGCCGACACTGCAAATTCGTTAGTGTCTATAAATGCGGAGTTGAATGTGCTGTCAATAAGTGTCATTTATTTTTCTATGCTAACTCTACGCCATCTTTCGACAAGCTCTCCGAAAGGAGTCCTTTGGACAAGATGACAGTACGCTTGTCACACTGAGCCTGTCGAAGTGTGAATCGTAGTATTATCTTTTTGAAAGAAGTTTTTCCACAAGGTCTAGAAGCTTGTCTAACTTTGCACTAAGCTTAGTGACCGGGTCAACAAACTTTTCATCACCCGTTTTAGGAGCTTTTCTTTTTGCATTGTCCGGAACAACCGCTTTAAGATCGCGGGTGCAATTGCCGGCAAGCACTTCCAGCTTATCT